ATGGGCGAAGCATTATTTATGCAACTTTGCGCATCTGTTGGGTTAATATACAACCCATCATTAAAAGACAGTGCTGGATGGGATTTCATTGTTGACTTCCCTACACAATTTTCAACTCACCCAATGATAGATAAAAGTGCATCCCCTATCGAGTGTAAAATTCAAGTCAAAGCAACTGATGGTACTTCAAAAAAAGTACAAATTACTTTATCAAATATGATGCGTTTATGCGGAAGTAAGCTCCCCGCTTTCTTTTTTTTCATTGAGTATAATAAAAGCAATACTCCACAAGCAGTTTATGTTAGACACTTTGATAAAAATCTAATGTTTAAAACATTACAAAGAGCCAGAGAAAACTCTATTTTAAAAGAACCCAAAAAACTGAACAAAATTAACATTACAGTATCATTTGACAGCACCCATAAATTAGACGCAATAACAGGTGAACATTTAAAGTCTACAATTGAATCATACGTAAATGAAGGTATGGAAGTTTATACTGAAAAGAAAATAAATCACTTAAAAAATTTAGGTTATGAAAATGGAGGATATAAATTAACTTTTCAGACAAAAGCGGAAGTTGAATACGATAATCTGATCAATGCGTCTCTTGGATGGGTTAATAAAGCGAAAGTTAGAAATATAAAGTGCTTTGACGAACGATTTAATATCTCTATGCCTCTTGAGAACAAGAGTTTTTCTGAAGCCGATTTATCGTTTGGGGTTGAAAATTTTGAAACAGATGCCATATTGAAAATAACAAACATGACATCAAAAAAAACCATTCGCCTCGAATGTAAATTATATGTTAGTCCACTATCCATCAATGCTCCAGATAAGCATATCAAAGCAAGATTAAAATCCTCTTATTTCGACATTTTAATTTATCTTAAAACAGGACTCCTTACATATCGATTTGATTCATATGACAACATATTGAATCTATTTGAGATCAAAGATAATTTAACCATCATGCGATGGATTTATGAACAGAAGGACATGCTGGAATTTGAAATAAATATTTCTAACAGTCATAACCCAATGACTTTAATAACAAATGCCAATAAAGAACTAATACAAGACACCTCATTAATTGAAAGCTGTATTCAGGCATTAAATACAACAGAGAATGCTATTATTATATCTGACCGATTAAGTATTCAGGGGCAAGTTAAGACAACTATTACAAAATTGGGTATACATAGTGATAATACTAACATAATTGGGCAATTACTAAGTAACCCAAATTATTCCCCAGCAATGAAACTGACATCTAAGAATAAAATAAAATCACCTCCAAGTGAAATAAATGCATGTTGTTTAGCAGTTATCGCCACTAAACTAGGTGATTTTATAGTGCTTGTTATAATCACCATTAACGGAAAAGGAGTTTACTCTAAAAATGAATATCACCTGTCTAACCCCAGTATAAAATTAGAAGACATAATGTATTGTTATCACAATGAAGATATCACAAAAAAATTAATAACAAAAACAAAATCAATAGCAGATAAATATATGAAAAGGGATGACATTGTCTTCATAAACTTATTTCACGATGACAATAATTAGTAATTTTCGAAGGGGCTAGCCCCTTCTCTTTTTTATAAAAAAATAAATACTAAAACTAAAAAACAATTATATTAACTAAAAATATTATCTGAATACCATTGCATCATCACCTTTCGCTTTTCAAAATATTGGGCGTGATTATATGTTCCTCTTATAGAGTTTTTATCTACATGAGCAAGTTGCATTTCAATCCAAGCGGTATTAAAGCCATTTTCATGAAGAATTGTTGATAATGTATGCCTAAACCCATGTCCTGTAAGTTTTCCAGCATAGCCTATTCGTTTGATAAGTTGATTAACACTTGCCTCACTCATAGGTTTATTTGGATCATTCCGTCCAGGAAAAACATAACGATAATTTCCTGTCATAGATTTGAGTTCATTAAGAAAGCCTAGCGCCTGCGTCGATAAGGGGACAAGGTGCGGCCTACGCATTTTCATTCTCTCAGCAGGAATTTCCCAAATAGCGTTATCTAGATCAAACTCTTGCCATAATGCTGCTCGTAACTCGATAGTTCTAACCCCCGTAACCATTAATAATTTTGTGGCAATCTGAACAAGTCGGCTTCCTGTATAACTATCTAAAGCACGCAGAAAATCAGGTATCTCATCTGATTTTAAGAAAGGAAAATGATTTGATTTATGAACTTCAAGGGCACTGGACAGATCTGCCGCAGGATTAAACTCTGCTCTTCCAGTAGCAATGGCATATCGAAAAACCTCTGAGCAACGTTGCCGCACTTTGCGCATTTTCTCCAATGCACCACGCTTCTCAATTTTACGCAGTACATTTAGCAATTCTAGCGGTTTAATTTCCCCTACAGGCCTCGCCCCCACATACGGAAAAATATCATTCTGGAACGCTTCAATAATATCTGAGGCATACCCAGCAGACCATTTTGCCGATTTCATCTGATGCCACTCTCTGGCAATCTTTTCGAATGCGTTCTCAGATTGAATTCTTAATGCTAGTTTTTGTTCTTTTCGAACCTCACTAGGATTTTTTCCCTCGGCCACTATTTTTCGTGCCTCATCACGGCGAGAACGAGCTTCAGCAAGTGTGATCGTTGGATAGACACCAAGCGAGATCATTTTAGGCTTACCTGCATAGCGGTAACGAAATCGCCAACTTTTACTTCCATTTGGCTCTACAAGTAAAGACAACCCTTGCCCATCCCCAAGTGTATAGGCTTTAGCTTCAGGTTTAGCACGGCGAATCTGCATATCATTTAGGGGCATGTGTATAGAATTCCATAATCGAACAGGAACATATACATAATCCTATACACATTTAGTACTGGATTCCACTGGAAGGTTATGGACTAACATGGACAAAAAGAACAAAAAATCTTTTATAAAACAGTATGATTATGGATTAATACGGATGTTTGAAGAAGTGGAGATGGTGCCGATAATAGGAGTCGAACCTACGACCTTCGCATTACGAATTATAAGAATCCGCTTCTAATTCAAAGCATTACCCCATCAATACTGCGCTCACACGTCCCACCACATCAAAACATGTAAAGCCTTGCAAGCCATTGCGAGGCCTTATGTGTCTCAGTTTTGTCCCACCTTGTATTACGACTTGCATAGCCAATGAAGATAAACGTGACGACAAACGGCGCAGCAGTCTTCTTTTCCTTCATACTTTCCCCACCCAGCATGCATACCTTTATGCCATAACTGAAGTTTATGTCTGTTATGAGCGATGAACGGACATAACGACTCACTAATGACTAATTTGCTAACCGCTTCCGCCCCAAAACTATCGATTGCATGATAATTAATCAAGCAAGCAAATTCATAGTCATTGCTATATGTTACTGGGATTATTAAAAGGGATAATAATGGCTAATCCGTCATCAACATCAAGACCATAGGTAACCGCTATTTCTGCCAGAGAGTTACCACACTTTTGTCGCAGTTTAAAAAGGGCTCGCTCAAGTATGGATATTTGAACAGGATGATCAAGTTGGATAAAGTTAGGGGAGCCAACGCTGTCACAGAATTCTTGGCATGCTTTTCTCATTTTCCTTAATTGTTTCGCTAAATGTGAATCGCTCGGCAAACCTTGTAGGACTTTAGTCAATTCAGATCTAATGTTGATAACACTCGAAGTGCAATGACTAGCCCCCTCCATGTCGACAGGATTGAAAAGAACGCGCTTGTCCTCAAGAAAAATGACGATCTTCTTTGCTTCGTCAGCTTCTATTATTGGCGCGTTCCACTGAATCCCGAATATGGGACAGCTAAGGCCAGTAATATTTTTATAGATTCGTTCAAATTTCAAAAGTCACTCCTTGGATGAACTCTGAGCATATAAAACGCCATACTGATAAACGGACTCGGTTCAAGTAATCTGTTAGATAGTATAACTCGGAACCACTGTAAAAATAGTCGTTATCATGCCTAAAAGTGACAGCGGAGGCAAGATTCCCTCAGCCGGAGCGATAAATTAGGCATAAGTTATACACACATTAGTAATAGTAACTAAAGATATTCTAATTTTTTATGCAGACTTAATATGATTTCCCGTCAATCAGGTTAGCGTCCGCTCCTGGCACATAGCAGACCAGAGACACTGGCGTAAAGCCATGGAGGATCGGTGGGAGGAGGTAAAAATCCTCTCATGCAAAAAATACGCAAAATCGATAACAGTTGGAAATCATTCAATACTCGCACTATCGGAAGTTCACCAGCCAGTCGTAGCACGTTCTTGCATACGACGTGGCTACGGGTTTCGAGACCGATCCGATCATCAAACGAAACATAAAATTAGCTCACATTATGAGGAAAGGTATCTTTTTGCGCTATGTAAATTCAAAGGGTTAGCCTCATTTTCCCGATGGCTTTCTCAAAGCTACTGGTTGTGAGCCCTTGCAATGTTCATTAATATACGTCTCACAAATAATTCACAGATATTGCAAAATGGATATTACTGAGTTTCCTTCTGGAGTAATTGAACACCTTGGCTGGTATGTATACCGATTGATTGATCCTAGGGACGGAAGCACCTTCTATGTAGGGAAAGGCAAAGGTAACCGCGTATTTGCCCATATGCGCGGTGAAGTGGCAGCGGCTGATGATGACGAGTTACTGAGCAACAAGCTAAAGCAAATCAGAGAAATAAGATTAGCGGGACTTGAAGTTATCCATGTAATCCATCGACATGGAATGACTGATGAAAAGACGGCGTACGAAGTTGAAGCAGCACTTATTGATGCCTACCCTGGGTTAACGAATATCATGAATGGTGCTGGCAGCAATGAATTCGGCGCCGCGCATGTCAAAGAGTTGATAGCAACATATCAACCCGAAACCATAACATTTCATCATAAAGCATTAATGATTTCCGTTAACAGAAGTGCAAAGGATTCAGAGCTTTATGATGCGGTTCGATTTAGCTGGCGCATTAATGTCTCTCGCGCCAGCCAAGCAGAAGTCATTCTTGCCACTGTAAGGGGCATCGTTCGAGGGGTTTTTATTGCTGATAAATGGCTCAAATCAACACGTGAAAATTTCCCTACGATGAAATACTGGGACGAGGATCCTGACTTTGAGGCAACACAAAGTTCTCGCTATGGTTTTGAAGGTCGAGAAGCCCCACCTGAAATAGCAAATCTTTATCTTGGGAAAAAAATACCAGATGAATTAAGAAAAAAAGGAGCTATGTCCCCGGTCCGTTACTCACCTAATTTTTGAGTATTCAATTGATAAGATTAAACCGCAGCACGTTATTGCATACAACGTACCTGCGGTTTCAACTCCGCCGCCCCCCCCCAATCATGATTGGACAGCACTTGCAAAAAAAGAAATTAGTATTCTCAGCAGGACATCGGTCAGATAGTGCGGCAGATCAATGTCTGATGAATATTGATGACCGCTGCCCGCTGATTCTATTGCCGAAACTGTGCGGGAAAAGATGTGGCAAGATATTGTTGGTAAAAAATTCTCAGTGATTTTATGCCAGCAAATCAGTTTGCCTGGCATCCAGTATCGTGTGCGGTGGATAATGTCAAAAAACATGGGGAGTCGATTAAACAGGTATAATCGTTAAAAACCTTCAAACTCCAGGCAAAACCCTATTTCATAGAACATGTACTTTCATCTGGTATACATGAACGAATTATGACTGCGTTAGTAAAATTATCCTGGTTAAATTATAGGCAGAGATATATGTTCCAGTCCAGTGCTTTTTCGTTTACAATATTTATCTTTCATTATCACTTGACTTTATTAAAAGAGGTTCGTTGTGACGAATGTTTTTGGGAAGAGAATATATACCCTGGATGTTCTGAGAGGATTTGCCGCACTTTCCGTTGTGTTATGGCATTGGCAACATTTTTTTATGAAAAAGAATGCTGCATCTGACATAATCATAAACCGCCAACCTTTTTATGAATTTTTTTCCGTCTTTTATCATTACGGTTTATATGCTGTCGAATTGTTTTTTATGATTTCTGGATTCATATTTTTTTATCTATACGCTGACAATATACACAGCAATAAAACCTCAGCAAAAACTTTTATAGTTAACCGTGTCAGTAGATTATATCCACTTTATATATTTACATTTGCTGCCGTGGCAATATTACAAATTATTTTCTTTAAAAGTCATAATTATTTTTTTGTTTATCCTATGAATGACATTTACCATGCCATTCTGAATTTATTGATGATTCAATCATGGGGATTTGAGCGAGGTTGGTCCTTCAACGCCCCGACATGGTCCGTGTCGATTGAAGTACTTATGTACATGATATTTTTTATATTATGCAAGTTCACATCAAAAACAACATTCATATCAATTTTAATAGTTGCATTGTCGTACTACTTTTTCAAAATTAACAATCCCATAATGATCGGCGCATTCTCTTTCTTTATTGGTGGTCTGACTTATAAAATTACGATTGCGGCCATAAAAAATATTAGCGCAAAGTTATTTTTTATTTTTGCTTGTGTTTTTCTATTGATCTCATGGGGAGTTATCTTTACCCTGCAAGTAGCAGATATATTCTCAATTATCTTATTCGGATTTACCTCCATAATCTTTTTCCTTGTATCAATTAGCGCAATACGAAACGATTTTGGAAAAAAAATTGAATGGTTGGGCGATATCAGTTATTCATCTTATCTTTTACATTTTCCTTTGCAAATCATTGTTGTTTATTTAGCTGACAAGATTGGCTATGGACGCGATCTTTTTTACAGCCCCAAGGTATTCATTTTATTCATGCTTACATTAATGGCAATTAGCTATATGTCATATATATTTATTGAAAAACCATCGCAACAATTCATCCGAGATAAATTTCATTAAGTAAAGTCACTTTGCAATGATTAGAGTCAACAACTATTACTTTGACTCTAATCACACTGCAGTTTATCCGTATGCTCTATATTCATAAAAATCGACATCAATATATAGAATGGAAATAAACGAAACCGCGTCACATCCTCAATATAGAAGCGTTCAAAGCCTTGCAAACCATTGCGAGGCTTTATGTGTCACAGTTTTATCCTACTTTTATTACACAAAAAGAATTGAGTTACAATTAAACCGCTTCTCCTCAACAGATTTTATTCAGCGAAGCACGGTTCATCCGGCCACTCAATATCCGGTGCAATGCTGGTATCTGTTGCCGTCACAGCCTCGATATAATCCAGCACAACGTTAAGTCTGGTAGTTTCTTCTTGCGTCAGTTTGCGCCCGGCCTGCAGCTTTAACTGAATCACGCTGATATTGGCCATTGCTGCGTCTATCAGCGACTGTTTTTTCTGTTCAGCGTCAGCTACCAGTTCATCATGAGAACGTTCCGGAGGGAGCGGCGCAGTAAATACCCCGTCTGAATACCCCCAGCCGATTCCGGGATGCTCACTGATATCAGAAATATCAATGAGCTGCTGATTATCCGGCACTGTGAATTCAGCCTCGCCATCCCAGACAATGACATTCACAACCATCCCATTTTCAATAACTGCATATGACGCATTCATTATGCAAACTCCTCGATAATACAAATCCCAGCAGCACCTTTCCCGCCTGTCATACTGGTTCCGCTATAGCCGGCATCGTATGCGCCACCGCCACCTGAACCATATGCCTTACCACTAACACCACCGCCAGCGCCTGCGCGTCCACCGCCCCCCCAGTACGATGTTCCGCCTTCACCGCTGACGCCGATATTTCCGGACTGACCGTCGCCTCCATTTCCACCAATGATGTTGATACCGCCAGTACTTGGCACACCGCCGTTACCACCGTTCGTGTTTGTGACTCCTGATTTTCCACCACCTTCACCACCAGGGGCTATTACCGATCCGAACGAGCTATCACCGCCCTTGAGGCCGTTCGTCGCACTAACGCCGCCGGCCCCACCTGCGCCGATAGTGACAGGATAACTATCCTTCGTCAGGATCAGCGTGGTGATTACTGTCCCACCTGCCCCGCCGCCAGCACCGAAAAACGTTTCATTATTGGATATAGCCTTGCAGCCGCCCCCTCCGCCACCGCCGCCCGTTATTGTGACCCTGATCCGTTTTGTTCCTGGCGTCGGGGTGTACGTACCTGATGACGTGAAAACCCGGGTATTCACCCAGCGTCCCACGTATCCGCTTGTATCTCCCAAACCAAGGTTTTCGAGAGCCGTTTTCACCGTGCCGTCCGATTTGATATCGCCAAACGGATTCTTGCGGCTTAACAGCAGCGCGCGAAGTGCGGTAAGCAACTGATCGTGCCGCCCCTTCTCCAGACTGGCACCGGATGCCTCCACAACACTGCAAAGTTCCTCCTGCAACATGTCAAAGTAGTCATCATCCAGATCGGTGGCAGGTGTGCCGGTCTGGGGGTTACCACGGGTAAAACCGTTCTTACCCGCGCCGAACTTATCCTTCTGCGCGGTTTTCGTGTCTATACGATGCATGAATTACTCCGGATATTTAAAAATTACGTAGGTATGCGACGGGCAGAGTTTGTTAAGCACGCACTCGACAACGGTGTCCCCCCAGATACGCAGTGCGGAATCACAGGGATCGCCACATGTCATCCAGGTGGTGTTGGTGGCGGCTGGCATGTTGACCCGCCAGTAATACCGCCATTCCGACGCATTCACCGCGTCAGTACAGGCAGATGAGCAGGTGAACGTGCTTTTGTCGTATCGCGTGATGGTAGCGTCTGGTCTGCCCAGGGCAGCAAGCTGTGCAAGGTAAAAATCCTCATTGATGCCGCCCGCCAGGTTAACCTTCGCATCCAGTCGTTGCTGACGCTGGCGAAGGGTCTGTGTCCCTGCGGGAATACATTCATCCGGCAGGCCGCACAGACGCTCCCAGCGATTTATCAGTTCGGTGGTGGTGCGCGGATCCAGCTCCCGCATCAGGGCATCCGCACGCTGATGAACGCGGGTTAATGACGGTGCCGCACCGGCAATCGCCGGATCGCTGGCTGACCACGCCGGACCGGGCGGCAACAGTGCTGACAACAGACGGATGTAATCATCGTTTGTCACGTCCATGAAATCGCCCCCAGAACCGCCAGTTCATTTTTCGCAATGGTGATATTGTCCGCCGGTGCAAGCAACTGATGGCTGTATTCCCCGTTCGCACCGGAAATCGCTTCACTGATACGTGACACCTTCAGTTCTCCCTGCGGATAACCATCACGCAGCAGGAACGAACGCAACTCCGCGGTGATGGCAGCCCGTATTTCCGGTGTGTCCGGCGTCACACGGATATGAAAATCCACCGTATGTGCCACCGGCCTGAACACATACAAATCAGAGCCTGCCACCGGGGCCAGTGGCCCGATATGTTGTCTTGCCGCCGTTTCCGTTGATTCTTCCGGAATGGGATTAATCAGGTCACTGCTGGCAATCATCACACCGACAGTCCCCGTTCCCATCCAGTGTCGGTATGTCCATGCGCGGGTAATGCCAGGCACTTCTTTAGCCCAGACGACATAGTCCCCGTCAGCCCCGCCCTGCGGCGTCCAGTAATACCGCTCAATGACGCGGGCGCGCCAAGTTTCCAGCTCTTCAGTATCAAATCCGCCTGTCAGGGTGTCAGCCACACCGGAAGACGGCAGACCATTCACCGGCGTGACCAGGATTAATGCCGTACCGTCGTCAGCGTTACCGACCGCACCTGCACTTGAGCAGGCGATCGGCACGCGCAGGACACCACCGGAGCTGATTGCATCGTCAGTTGTCGTGTACTGCACCAGGTCATCGCGCTGAATAACACTCCCGGCAGTCACCTTCAGGCCATCGCTGACACCTTCCCAGCGCATATACCCGCTGGCAACCGTGGCTCCCTTGCGCGGACACCGTTTCATCGCAGCATGTCGCGCCAGCCAGAACTCATCGCACAGGTCAGGCAGCATGTTCATTGCCAGATAATCGATGTACCCGTAAACCGTATGCAGCGCCGCCGCATACACCTTTGCCCGCACGTCTTCATCCATGCGCCGGAGCGTGTCGCTGACGTCCAGCCTGGCGAATAAATCGTTACGGAGCATACTGATATTTTCTGCCAGCGTCGGGCGCTGAAATTCACTGTCCGCCATGCGTTATCGCACTCCACAGATCATCAAAAGAAATCATTACCGGTCCGTCACGACGCCAGAGAGTGATACTGTTACCCAGTTCATTAATCCCGGTGCGGCGGATATCCAGATCAATGCGGGACACCACGCCGTCATCAATCATCCATTGCAGGCATTCGCGGATATACCCCCTTACCGCCTGCACCAGTTGATTGGTCAGTTTGCTGCGCTGAAGCAGCCACAGTCGGGAGCCGTAACGGTCATTCTGTACCGTAGGCCAGGTATCCCCCCACCATCCCATCGGGACGTCGGCATTGTCATCAGGCTCCGCCCGCCGCCAGGTAAACAGGGAAATCACCACGGCGCGGGTCAGCGGATCCAGCGGTGCGCTGGCGCAGGTGCGTTTACCGTTCACCGTCAGCCACAGTTCCATCATGCCTCCATCGCTTTATCAGGTTTGTCGGTGTTACTGCCCTGACCGTTCTCTCTGTGACGATGCCCGTTATAGGCAAGCCGCATCGCTGACATGGTGGTGCCGCCGGAGTCGCACAGGTCTTTCACCTGTCCGGTCACTTCAAGGTCCATTTCAAAACGTGCTTCAGGTGCATTGCGAAACGTGATCGTTTTACCTGCACCGTCCACCACGATCCCCTCCCGGGTCAGCGTCACGGACTGCCCCTGATCGTCATAGACAGCCACCTCACCCGTCTGCAGCCCTTTCAGGCGGTAGCGCCGGTCCGACACCGTAACAACCACCGCATGAGAACGATCGCCATCCGGAAACAACACCACCGCTTCCGCACCGCTGTTTGCCCTTGCGGTAAAACCGTAGGGTTCAAGATGTTCAACCCCGGCTTTGGGTTCACCGGCAATCAGGGACACATCCACGGTCTGACATTTCGTGGCGGCACTGATGCTTTTCACCACGGCCCGCCCAATCAGGCCGAGGAGTTGTCGCTGCATGGCTTCAATCGTCCTCATCAGAACGGGTCCTCCTGTACTCTGGCTTTTTTCTTTTTCCGCGCGCCGGGGGCTTCGGGTTCAGGCAGATAAGCATCAGGTGGGCCGACACGGATTTCCGTCAGGGTGCCGTTCTGGTCCTGAGTAAACGTGACTTCCGAGACAAGCAGTTCGGTATTGTCGAAACCACAGACCGGATCGAAGACAATCACCCGCTGGTTGGGCTGCCACAGCGTACCGTTACCCTGTCGCCAGCCCTGCACCACATAGGTGGTTTCATCCGTCCGCGCCGCCCGTTGCCGGGCTTCAAAGTCCGCACGGGCAATACAGCCTGCCCCCGTAGCCTGCCCTGTCTGCCTGATATACATCGGACGGTAACGGGCAATAAATGCGTCTTCTGTGCGGGCCCGCAGCGCGGTGGTGGTGGCCTCACCGAAATCATCGTCATTTCCGGCACGCTGCCCCGCCACCTGGTAAACTGAAAACCGCTCCCGGATACTCTTCTCCGTATCACAGGAAAGGATGTTTTCCCCAAGTACCAGCGCGGTATGTGCCCGCGTTGAGCCAATACCGCCAATCACCAGCCTGCCGTGCGGGTCGTCGTAAGCCAGTGCCTGCTGCTGACCGAGTATTTTGTTGATCACCTCGATCACCGTTTCGCCGTGATCAGGCTGGACATCCGGAATAACACCCGACGGCGCACCGTTGTTCACCACCTCAATGCCGAAAGGCGCAGCAAGCGCCTGCGCAATCTGTACCAGCGATCGTCCGTTAAACTGTGTCGGTTCGGCTGCACAGTCAATCAGGTCAGCGGTCAGACTGCGTCCGGCAATACCGGTGCTGACCGAACGGGCATCGTAACGAACGGGCGTCGCCTCCACCCAGCCGGTGATCACCAGCTCATCACCAATCAGAACTTCCACTTTTGAACCGTTTTTAATACGCGGCTGAAGCGTGGTGATACCCTCATCTCCCGGCCACTGGCGGGTGATCTCCATACTGAAATCCCGTGCCAGCCGTTCAATACCGGCACCGATGCGCACCGATGTCCAGCCATTCCACTCCCGGCCATTTACCCGTAGCGTGACATTGTCGTTCATTGCACTGGCACCTTCAGAGGGATCACCGGCACAAAGCCGGGATGCGTAATAGCATTACGCCGGATAAGGTCCACGTCACGCGCCGCGTTATCAAACCAGGTCGCCGCCAGCACCAGCGCGGGTAAAACCTCATCCGGCGTGCGCTGAATGATCCGCGCAGACTGTTCAAGGCGCGTGTTGATATCCGCATTCAGATCTGCTTTCACCCGGCGCAGCGCCAGAAACAGCGCATCACTGGTTGTACGGGACAACTCCTTATCAATTGCCGTATTCAGTGTGTCGCGAATGTCGGTCAGTTCTTCCCACGTTGGCAGGTCAACTGTGTTTTTCACCGCAGGTGCATTGTTCAGTGCCGGATGCGTGACGGAAGGCCAGCCGGTGCTCTGCGCGGGTGTTGTTGACTGCCCCACTGCGGCATTCTGCATCACCGCGGGAGTTGTTGGCGCAGGCAATCGTGTGACGGCATACGCTGCTTCGCTGATTGCAGTCGTACGAAGAGTGCTGGCAACCACGTTACGCTGCTGCGTCGCTGTGGCGGTGGTTTTACTGTCCGTTTTCCAGACGCCGCGCGGTTGCAAATCGCTGCCGAGGCTGACACCAGAAAGCATTTTGATCATGGTGACCAGGTCGCTGGCGTTACCATAAAGGCGTTTACCGGTACGCCACATTTTCTGCACCTGCTCAACGAAATTTTTTCCTGACGATGGCGGCGGCAGAAGTACCGAGATATCCCCCTGCAACAGCCTGGCGGCATCCGATACAGCAGAATCCACCACTTTCATCGCATCAGAAACATACCCAAGCATTGTGCTGGCATTACCGATAACGTCGTTCTGCACAAAATCCGCCACGCCATCGATACTGAAACCGCTGAAGCTGTCACTGATGCAGTCATCCAGTGCAGAACAGGATGACATCAGCGTCTGCGCCGTCGCCACGCCTGATGTGGGGTAAGAGAGTTCTCCCGCTTCGACAAACTTCAGGTCAAAGCGGACAATACGCCCTTCACTCTTCGATGTGCTGACCCGGACTTCCCCGTCAACACAGACTTTCACCTCACCGTATGTCGGGTGGACAAGCGTGCCGGGACCTGGTTTATTCAGCGCTTCAATCAGGAGATCACGCTGGTCAAAGCAGTCATCTCCCACCACATAAGCCGTGATGGACGGGCGGAAAGTGATTTTCCCCAGGTCTTCGGTATAGGGTTTGTCGCGGTTCGGGTATTCATGTGTTTCCACACGACGACCGGTTCCCGCACTTTCTTCTTCAACCTTAAACGGCACGCCGCGAAATGACGCATCCTGAAGTCTGTCTTTCCACGTCATATAAGTCCCATATTTATTATCAGTAGTAATATTTACTGGTAATGCCATAATTTGTAGTGGTAGCCATTACCATTTGTAACTATATAAATTATTAGCATTAAGGTGATAACATAAAGAAATTATTAAAATGGATTTTATATATTTTCATCGGGTTGGTGATTATTGGATATTTTGCAGGCAATAACGATAAAGGCTCTAATTCTTCATACTCATCCGATACGGAAGCTGCGGCACCGCAAAAAGAAATCTACAACACTACTGCTCGACAGCTGTTTAAAGAGTATGAAGAAAATGAAGTCGCTACCGATGAACAGTTAAAAGGTAAATTAATCGCCGTTAGAGGTATCGTACAATCCATTGATAAGGACTTTACTGACTCTATAATTATTAAATTCAGAACTGAAAATGAATTCATGCCAGCAAGAATGGAGATGCAAGACTCTGAAAAATCAACAGCTGCTGCTCTTAAAAAAGGAGAACAGGTAACTGTTATTTGCGAAAAAATGTCCAGAATTGTCGGCTCCCCATCAGGCCGAAATTGCGTGTTCGCACAGTAAGTTCAGGGAGGGGCGGCCCTCCCTGTTCGTCTTTACCTAAATCTGGTGTACCCAACATCGTGATTAATATCAATGTCACTAGAACGTGTTTCCATAACCCGCATACCCGGAGGCGAATTCACAAAAGAGACCTTGATCTCACCATCAACTTTTGGCGCAGAAGCTTTGTTAATCATGAAGGGATTCGGGGCTGTGGCATCGGAGGCGTTGTTTGACTGAGCCAGATCCACCGCCGGATAAGGTGTGTATCCCCGCGCCGGTATTCCCGTCCCATAAGCATCATAAGCACCCGCGCCCCACTGCGCAGAGTTAATGGCATCGACCGTGTCACCGGAACTGTCGGTAAACCACTCAATAATTGGCTTCAGCTTGTCCCACATATCCTGAAACCACTTAACAACCGGCCCCCAGTTATTGATCACCATCCCCAGCGGCGACCAGGCAAAAACTTTCTTAAGGAGTTCCCAGCCAGCCTCAAAATAAGGACCAATGGTTTCCCAGAGTTTCTTAAAATAAGGTCCGACAACATCCCAGTTAGTGATAATTAATCCCGCAGCCAGGGCTATCGCCGTCGCAATCATGCCAATCGGCGTCATCGACATGATCCTGCTGACAATACTGATGGCACCGCCAACGCCCATCAATCCCAGTTTCAGAATCGCAAGACCGGCAGCAAGCCCGACGACGCCGCGAATAACCCGGGGATTTTCATCCGCAAACTTCGTGAATTTCTCCCCCAACTCCCCCAGCCATTGCGTGATATTTTTAGCGTCACCAGAAAATGCACCGCCAATAGCCGCAAGGCCGTTAGTTGCGGTCCCTGTCATTGCCTCCCACAGGTTGGACAGCGTACCAAGCTGTGCCTGAACACGTTTATTCAGGCTGGCCTGTTTATTCATCTTCTGCTGGATCTGATCGTAGCCATCCTTTCCTTTATCGATTAGTGCATTGACCACCTGAAGGGTTTCGGCATCATCACCAAATATTGCCTTAAGTACACCAGTTCGTTTAACGTCGGTCAGTTGTCGCAGCTTTGCCAGTTGCCTGAACATGTTATCAAGACCGCCAAAACTCCCTTTGCCGTCAGTAAAATCGAGCTGTACCCCGAGTTTCTGGCGGGCCATGATTTTATTGACGTCCCTGATTTTCTTAACGCTTAATCCGGACTGGATAACTTTTCGCAGGGCGTTACCTGCCGACTCCCCGTTCATCCCCATCTGATCCATCATGACGCTGATGGGGGCAAGGCTCTGTGCAGCCTGAAGACCGTCCTTGTTCACCATCTTCAGAACAGAGCTGGTTTTAGTGAAGAAGGACAACATGTTGGTATCGTCAACGCCCAGATAAAACGCCTTCTGGATAGTGTCGAACAGCCCCATCATGTCTTCTGACGCCGTTCCGGTAGCATCCTGCATCTTTGCGGCAAACTCGGCAGCCGCTTCCGGTGTTTTTTTCAGTTGTACCGCAAGATAAGCTGTCGCTTTACCCACACCGCCAAGAATGTTTTCTGCCGGGATCCCCTGACGCACCAGCATCTGCATCATGTTCTGGAAATCAGCCGTTGTACCGGGTAGCTGGTTACCCAGGCCAATAGCCAGTTTATTGATGTCCTGAAAGCTCTTTCCAACCTCGCCGTTCGCATCCATCATGGCGACTTTCAGCCCGGTGGCGGCGTTTTCCTGATCGGCATAAGATTTCAGGGAAAGCGTCAGACCCGCTGCCAGTCCGCCACCAAGCGCCAGCCCACCCTGTGACGCTTCTTCCGCCTGGCGTTTAAATCCCCGGATTTTCTTTTGCATTTTCGACAGCGCGGGAGAAAGCCTGTCGACACCGGTGATCAACGCCTTAAGCTCAAATTCAGCCATGTGTGCGTTTCTCCTGCTCTATCCTGTTTGCCTGACTGACCAGTAAGGGAATTTCACTGATCGACATATTCAGCAATTCGAAAGGATTAATGCGCCAGTAGCTGGCGCAGTCAAAGAAGCGATCAGTGAGGTATTCAGCCGTCAGGCCTGGAGGAAAAAACCGGCCACAAGCCACGCCGCTGCATTCAGGTCTGCCGGAGACATCTGGTCGACAGAGCTTTGCGGCACTTTCGCCAGCCGCACAATGTATTTCGACACCACATGCGCCAGAAGTCTGACGGACTCATCCTGATTCATCTGGTAGGGATACCCCAGCTCGCGGACATCCTTCCCGGTGGGCTCATCAAACTCCAGTACGGAGAGTGTCTCGCCATGCGCAGTAATCGGTTTCTTTAACTCAAGCTCTTTCATTACTGGTAATCCCCTTCTTCACCGTGGAACTCAAGATCAACCGTGCCTTCTTCGGCATTATGGTTCGCTTCGCCGTGCAGCCAGGCAGACGACAGTACATAGACCTGACCGTTCGCCAGCTCGGCAGTGATTGTCATCTCATCAGACGAGGTGATTTTGCCCACCGGAAAATTCTTCGGCACCTTGAAGGTCCCTTTGACATAAGGCGCACGGTGAGTTTCCTTGCGGTCCACTGAACCGTCCAGGCCGATGATGTCATCATTGACCGTCCTGTTCATGGGCACCTCAATGCCACCGGTCAGCGATAGCTGCTGACCGTCAATTTTGAAATAACAGGTTCCCCCGATACGGGCCATTATGCAGACTCCTCTGAATACTGAAGACGGAACTGGTTAACCACGGCAAAGACACGCAACTGGTTAACATAGTCAGGCGGGAACAGCGTGTTCAGGCGGTTCGGATCGCTGGCATCACGCTCCACAACCAGGTACTGCTTGAACAGTTCGTAGTTTTCCACGATCCCCGCACGCTCGAGCTGACGGTAGGTTGCCAGCAGTTCCCCTTTGATCACCGCCGGGGTGACAATCGCCTGACCGGGACCAAAGCGGGTACCGTCACTGGCAAGCTTGTGACGCCCGTACTTACTGGTAATGACGGATTTCAGTTTGCGCAGTACATACGCGCTGGTATGCAGCGTCTCGCTGTCGAGGTAGCTGTTATCCGCAACCCCGTAAGCGTTTTTCCTGTACGTGGTGACATCACGCTGAATGCGCAGTACCCCGCTTTCGACATACGCCGTTGCCACGCCATGAGACAGCAGGGTCTGTTGTTCGGTCATCGTGAACCGTTTCCCCTTCGGCGCAGGCAGCATACCCACCAGCTCACCGGTCTGCGTGGGACGTGCCGGATCGTTGCGGATAAACACCGCTGCGCGGGCGGTACGGCTTGCCGCCAACTCGTCGGCAGGCGTCTGGGTGTCTTTTTCGTACCCCGCCAGGGTAATGTGCTGCTGGTTAAACTGGTCACCTGCGGTCACCAGTTCTGACAGCGTGCCGATCTTTGCCGTATACACATGACCATACAGCTGACGCGCATAGCTCCAGCGACCGCTGGTATCGTTCATCTCGGTCACCAGCGTGTTAACGGAGGCCGTGTCGTTGAACGGCAGGCCGATATAATCAAACGGCTCATCCGCCATTGCAGCTACCGCGCCGGTGAGAACCGGAGCACCCGTTCCGGCGGTACCCGTCGCCACGGCAATCTGTACGCCCGCTGGCAGCACTTCGCCCCCACCAAAGCCGTAGTAATTGAGGCTGACAGGAATTTCATTCCCGCAAAGCCCCTTATGACGCGCGGCCAGTGTGACCACGCCTGCCGAAGATGAAGCCGTAAACGGCAGGGTCGGAACGGCATTGATGGCATCCTGGATACTGCTGGCAATCATCGTGACGTTATCGCCGTTAGTCACCGGTGCCTGCACGCGGGTACGTCCCACATACACATTCACCGTGCCGGTTTCGGTTGCCGCCCCGGTCACCGTCAGCGTAACCGTTGCCGCCGCGCCTGTGGATTCAGGAACGGCAATCACATACAGCTCGCCAAACGGGTCAGTCTGGCGATAAGCCTCGACCATACGCGCCAGCTGACTTCCCGCACCACAAATCTGGCGTGCATAGTCTGCCGACGGCATCAGTACCAGACTGTTGGCAACAATCTCTGCACCGTTATTGGCATGACCAATCAGCAGCGATGCTCCGCTGTCCTGTGCAGTATTCGCCGCCTGGTTATCCATTTCCGCATAAAACAACGGAACCAGCGTATTCGACGGAATGGTGTTAAAGCTTATCGTCATCGGTATTCACCTTTTTATTCACGCGCCGGATATCACCCGCTGCTTCACGGCGCAGCCAGTAGTTGTTCTCGTCAACATTTCGCCCTTCGGCGGGCAAAAGGTCGCCGCGGGCAGGGTCAGGAACTGACCGCCCTTTAACAGGTTTGACAAACATGAGGATCCTCAGGAAGGAAGGGTTATTTCGGTGTGATGTTCGATATCGCCGTCAGGCCCGTTACCGGGCTCGAGATAATCAACATCAATCGCCAGCGTTTGCAGTTCATCCAGACTGTTCAGATCATCCTGCTGGCGGGTATCGTCTTCAGTCAGCTCGCTGATGACCGAAAAATCGAACTGATAAATCAGCTCATGACGATTCAGATCCAGCAGCGTGCCGCCGTCATAGGTAATCGGGTTACCGCACGCCTCCGGGTTCCAGCCCAGCAGAGCCTTAAAGAGCATCTGCCGGACATCGTCCACCACATCATACGAGGCAAACTGACCGCGCTCATCACGCCCGTTACTCAGTATGACAACCACGGAGAAACCCTCTTTCAGCTCCTGCCAGTAGTCGGTCTGGCTTTTGTTTTCTCCCGGAGAATCATCACCCGGTACAACATATGCCGCCGGGAGTTTCAGCTTTCCGACCTCCGGCAGATTTTTGAACTGGGCCGCGCCTGCAACCCGGTTTTCAAAATACGGACAGCGGGCACGCAGTGCAGCAATAACAGGCGTCAGTTTCATCTGTGTCGTCGCTCCGGCTTCAGTGATTTACGCAATTCCCGCGCCAGAAAATAGCGTGTCCAGCTGCGGTTCTTTTCAAGAGTTTCCACCATGAAGTTATTACGTGGAGCCAGTCGCCAGCCGCTGCCACCGGATGCACCACGATGATGGCTGCGACGACGCTTTGCCCCTCGCCTCACGCCATAGAACAAAAAAGCCGGATAAAAATCACCGGTGATACGGCGGTTTCCCTCTCCATTACGCTGGTTAGGGGCTATACGTGCCATAAAACCAGGGCGATGTTTACTGGCTCTGGGTACCATGTAACCAATCGAACGAGCCAGGCGTCCGGTCTGATAACCGGGGTTTTCACCCGGTGCCGACCGCGCACGGCGCATCACCAGCCGACGGGCATCACGCATATGACGCTGACCAATCGTGACAAACGCCCGCCGGACACGGGCGCGGTTAAAGCGCATCTCCGCGGGCTGCTGAAAATCAACGTGCAAAAAGGAAGTCGCCATTGTTGCCTCCGTGACTCTGCGTAAATTCGCCCAGCTCCGTACACTCCAGCAGCAGAAAGCGCCGCGCTCCGTTCAGATCACGCTGACGTTTCACGCGGTACACACTGTCACCACAGACCACCTCATAATCAGCAGTGATCCCCCGGCGGTAGCGAATGGTGATGTAATGGGTGATGGCGTCTCCGGTCTGCGCGGTTTCCTGCCAGGTGGTGGCACTGGTCTGGATAACCTTCGCCCATGCCCGGAACGCAACCGGGTATTGAGGCTCCACGCCAAAGTTATCCGCGGGCATATCCACCCGCTGGCGGATCAGGACGCGTTTATTCAGTTCGCCGGGGTCCGGCAGGATGTAGGTTGCGCTGGTCTGCGCCTGACGAATTTTCATTGCGGAAAGTACCTGTACGGGCTGACAAGCCAGCCAAAACTCTGCGGCATGTCGAGTTTCTCCACTTCCGTAACCGACGAGCGGTTTTCGTAAAAATGGCTGATAAGCATCAGCATCCCCAGACGAATATCATCCGGCAGGTGTAGTCCGTCCGGATCGCTGTCCGGAATGTTTTCATCCGGTGCATAGAGCTTCCGGTTCAGATACGTTTCCGTCCGCTTTTGCGCCGCACAGGCCAGCAGTTGCAGATGACGGTCATCAGTATCGAAATCCTCATCCAGCCGGAGTTGGGCTTTAATCTCTTCCATTGTCAGAAGCATACTCAGCCCTCTTTACTGGTCGTGGCTTTTTTCTCTTTTGCCGCTTTACTGCTTTTTGCACTGGTTCCGCGCTCTGCTAACCCGGCCTGAAGTGCAATCTCCTGCACCCGGGCAGGCAGCGCCCCGTCGTCATACTCACCGGCCCGAATGACCTCAACACGCATACCGTCCGGTGACCATTTCAGATCTTGTTTCAGGATCATGATTCTTCATCCGTCAGAACAGGGGGCGCGGTTCCGCGCCCCTGAATGATTACGCCGCTGCAATCTTCAGCAGTTTGATGGCCTGCGAATCGACCAGCATCCCGCCGGTGCGCTTGGTGGTATAAAAACCGACAAACGGTTTATTGGTGTACGGGTCACGCAGAATGCGGGTGCCGATACGGTCAACGATGGTGTAACCCCGTTTGAAGTTACCAAATGCAATGGCTTTCGCATCAGCGGCGATATCCGGCATCTGTTCGTTTTCAGCGATACCGTAACCCGCCAGAGAGGACGGCTGCCCCAGTTCCAGCCCCGGACGCCACAGATAGTTACCCTCGGTGTCTTTCAGCAAACGGATGGCAAACAGGCTGTTGTTGTTCATCATGAACTTCGCGCCGGTGCGGTGTGCCTTTCGCAGCGTGTAAATCAGTTTGATAATGGCATCAGCGGTCACCGCAGTCGCGTCGCCGGATACAATATGCTGAAGTTTGCCGAACGCCCGGACCTTATCGGTTTCATCCGTGGATTCATACGCCAGGAACCCTTTCGGCTTCTTGGTACCATCGCCGGTGGTAAAGGCAATTTCTTCCTGTTCGGCAAATTCGGTTGCCAGCTCGCTGTTGATCCATGCTTCCACGTTGAAGAAGGCATCGTCCAGCATTTTCTGGGTAGCCTGCGGGTTGCCGTAGATTTCCCCCATGAGAGGTTCAATCAGCTCCAGTCTGGAGGTGGCAGTCTGGGATCGCGTATCCGTTTCCCCCACCCATCCGGAAGCCGTGCCGCCCAGATTCACCAGTTTTTTGTAGTCGGAACCGCCAACGGTGATCACCGTGGCTTCCTGACGCATCACCACTTCATCTTTCAGCAGGTTGAGAATGTTGCGATCCAGCGCTTCCGGCACGGCGTAGCCACCGTCTTCATCGGTGCCCACCTGCAATGCCTTACGCTCCAGATCGCGCAGACCGTCTTCACGGCCTTTACGCAGGAAGCCCACAAACGCTTCTTTATGCTCGGTGGCCAGTTTATTTTGCGCACCACCTGCCGGACGTTTCAGCTCAAGCAGCTCTTTTTCAAGGTCGCTTTTGAGATTTTCCAGCTCGCTGAGTTTCCCGTTCAGGGTTTCCACCTGCCCGGCAAGCTTGCCTTTTTCCTGCTCAATCGCATCCACGCGCTTGTCGTTCTTTGCTTTGAAGTCGTCAAACTTCTGCTGCAGCTCCTGCGCGACCTGTTCGACATCTTTAATATCAACCGCCATCGTATTTCTCCTGATTAGAAGTTCAGATTTTTCAGTGCATTCAGTGCAGAGCCCACATCCTCAGCGTCGCGCAGGGACAGTGCGCCATAGCCCCCGGCCATGAATGCTTTGGCCTGGGTACGGGAGAGTCCGACATCACGCAGGACTCTTTCGATTTTTTTCTGTTCGGGGATTTCCCCGCGGGCCAGCGCGTTCTTGACGTCGCTGATCCGCGCCTCGTCGTTAGACGGAAACGTCACCAGACTGACTTCCCAGAGGTCGATTTCTTTCAGCAGAAAGGCTTCTTTCGTCCGGTCGTATTCCCAGTCCTTCAGGACGTACCCAATAGAAAGGCCGGTTAGCGAACCGGCCTTCATGTGTGCATGTGCGCGTTTTGCCAGGGGATCATCATCAATGAGCAACCGCCCCCTGACGTAAAGCCCGACATCGTCTTCCTTCATTTCGGTGTAAACACCGATGGGCTCATCCATACGGTGCTGCCAGAGCAGTGCAGGTAACGCTTTTCTGTCACTCCACGCCCGCAGGGAAGCAGCAAATGCCCCGGACATCACCACATCATCGTGGCTGTCCTTTACACCAAAGACAGAGCCATACCCTTCAAACTCACCGGAGTCACTGACAGATTTCAGACTCAGCGGTACATCAAGACGTTGTTTCGTCTGCATTGGCGTTATCCTTCTGCTTACCGGCTTTACTGCCATCGGAGGGTTTCGTGGTCATGTTCATCGGTGTGAGATAGACATCACCACCGGGACGCGGATTCATATCTTCCAGGTCGCGGCAGTCATTGGGAGAGTAAATTCCCCAGTTGATCCCGGTGGCGTAGGCTTCAAAACGGGACTTCATATCCCCGCGCAGTAACGCCCCGGCGTTAAATTTGGCGTAATAAACGCCCTGCTTACTTTTTCGTACCAGTCCGGTGTTGATCCGCTGTTCGATGCGGGTCAGATACGGCACCAGTGAATAGTTGATAAATCCCAGCCCCAGCTCTTCGATATTGTTGAAGGTGGCGCGATCGGTGTTCTGCACCATGTGCAACGGCACCCGGAACAGACGACAGATTTCTTCAAGCTGAAACCTGCGGGTTTCCAGGAACTGGCTGTCCTCGGCGTTCAGCGCCATCGACTTCCAGTCCAGCCCCATCTCAAGGATCATCGGGCGGTGAGCATTGCCAAGCCCGGTGTGACGCTCCTCAAAATCTTTCTTCAGGCGCTCATAAGCCTGATCTGACAGCGTCTGCTCTGTACGCAACACACCCGACGTCACCGCGCCATTGCTGAACAGTCTGGCCCCGTGCTCTTCGGTCGCTGCCGCCAGCGATATTGCCTCGCGGGCATAGGCGATGGGATTCAGCCCCACCAGTCCGTCCAGCGTCAGCGTGCGCACATGCCAGATATCCTCCTGGCTCAGTACATCCGTGGAGCCATCCGGGAATGTGACCTGATAGACCGGCTCCCAGCTACTGTTAAGCTTCGGTACCACACAGCCGGGATCGACGGGCAGCAGTTCAGCCACTTCGCCAAATGCTTTCACTTTGTAGGCGTAAAAGTTTCCCCGCAGGCACAGACAGGTGACCACCAGCTCCCAGAACTCCTGCGGCGTCATATAGCCATTGGGATGCGTGGAGATCAGCTTATGCAGACGTTCGCCAGTGGCTCTCTGCTTCAGGCTGCCGTTCAGGTGATACAGGTTGCAGGGCAACATCCCGACCGACTCCGCCAGCACCCTGACACAGGAAAAAACCGCCGTCAGTCGCATGGCCCGCTGGCTGCTGATCTGCTTTCCGGTATAGGTGTCGTAGGACAACCCGATAGCATCCGCCAGCTCTGCTGGCGTGGTCACCGGTGCGTCACTTTTTCGTTGAAATAATCCCGAAAAGAACACTATTTACCTCCGCCGGCAGACGACTGTGTACGGTCGAGATATCGCGCCACCAGCCACGACCAGAACAGGCACAACGCCCCGGCAACAACAAACCCCGCTGGGGGATAAATCAGCCAGGCACCATACGCCAGCAAAAGCGCCCCCAGCACGCCCACCAGAGGCGCGAGAATCAGCATGATCATAATTACCTCAGTTAAAGCGAGCGGATCCCATAGGACTCAATGTGGTCAGACAGCGTGTCTTCTTTCTCGTACAGCATGGCTCTGCCAACCGCCATAATCAGCGCAACTGCACCATCGATTTTGTTTTCCGCCTGCTCTTTGACGGGCTTCACCACATCATCGTTACCCGGAATGGTTTTGCCGACCACGTTGCCGATACACCAGGTCATGATGGGATTGCCGTCATGATGAAAACGTCCCGATTCAATCGCCGCTTCCAGCTCTTTCATCGGGTCGGACATATTGGTGAAGTTCTGGACGATAGTGACGGGATTCAGGTCTTCATCAGCAAGGTCATGTGACAACCCGGTCGCCCCGAAGGGGTCGATGGGTGACTCACTGACCGGGCTGATTTTGTTCGCCGCTTTGGCCTCCTCGAGGATGTAGCGATAATCCACTTCCGCACCATCGGTAACGGTCAGAACGCCCATTTCCACCCATTTCTGAAAGCGTTCGGCTGTCCGTCGATCTTCATTTTTCTCGACGCTGTACACCGTGTCATACGGTACCCAGAAACGCGGGGCCACACTGTAGTAATGCGTTTTACCGTCAATCTCTCGGGTATAAAGTCGCGCCATGCTGTTCATATCCAGCTTACGCGCCAGGTCAAAGGCCAGAATGCACGGCTGCCCCTCGAACTGCTCAAGGGTCAGTGATTTATCCTCGCAGCTCTGCCAGCTCACCAGGTTGAAATACGCCGAACGCGCCGACACCCAGATATTGAGGTGTTTTGTTTTAAAGACGTTTGCCAGACGGGCGTTATTTTTCGCACGCTGCTGCTGACTTAACAAAAATTCGCGATAAACCGACACGCCAATATTTGGATTGGCTTTTTCCAGCACCTGCGGGTCGGTCCAGTCATCGCCTTCGTCAACGGTATAGATGATCCCGAACAGTTCATCGTTGGGTACCGAACCGTTGAGCATCTCGAGAACTTCCCGCCGCTTGTCGTAGCACGGCCCCTCAATGTTGTACCCGGCGGTGGTGATGGCCCACATCAGTGGCTGACGTCGCGCCCCCATCCCGGTAAGCATCGTGGTGTAAAGTGCATCGGTGGCATGCTCGTGATATTCATCCACCACCGCACAGTGGGGTGATGAACCATCACCGGGGTTACCGATCAGCGGCTCAAACCGCGCGCCATCCTCCGGACGGTTCATGTTTGAGGCGTTAACCTCAATCCCGAACGCTTCCGTCAGCATGGGTGTGCGTTTACACATCAGTCGCGCCGGGCGAAAGACTTCCCACGCCTGTTTCTCTGTCGTGGCACCGGAATACACTTCCGCGCCAAACTCGTTATCACAGGCAAAACAATACAGGGCGACACCGGCAGAGATTGCCGATTTGCCGTTCTTACGGGGGATTTCGGTATACACCTCCCGGAAGCGGCGCAGCCGGGTACCTTTATTGACCCAGCCAAACGCACAGCAGATCACAAAGAGCTGCCACGGCTCCAGCGTGATGGGCATCCGTTTGAATGCCCACTCACCCTTGGTATGCGGCAACAGCTGAATAAATTTGGCGGCCCGTTCAGCCAGGTCCTTGTCGAAGCGGTAACGAAACGACTTACTTTTTTCCGCCATCAGGTCATCAAGATGGCGCTGGCAGGCCTGAATCACAAACTGGCAGGCCACAATCTTTCCGCGAACGACATCCCGGGCATACTGATTGGCAGCATTTACGTTGGGGTAAGATTTCCGGCTCATGATTCGATAATTTTCAGAAACGGGTTAGTGGCTTTCTTCTGCCCCGCCAGGCCAATCAGACGCTGGCGGCTGCTGGGGTCGAGTCCGAGCATTGCCCCCGTACTGCTCATCTCGGACTCCTGTTCTTTTTTGGCGGTCAGCTCAGGATTTTTGACCATACCGCCCATTGCGCCGGTGATGGTGTTGCCCTGTCTGGCAATATTTTTCACGGCACGTCGCCAGAACTCATAGGCCACACACCACCGCTCAAGCACCGCGAGGTCAGTCACGCACAGCAGGCCCTGACCGCAGAGTTCTTTGGTTGTCAGTTGCCACATGATCGTGGCGAGAGGGAGATCTTCTTCAGCGAACCACTCCGGTGGCTCAACACCTTTGATGGGCGTAAAAACAGGTTCATCTTTATTCAGGGCTCGCTTGCCGGGGTTTCCGGCCAGCGCCTTGCGCGCCGTTGGCTTGGGGCGACGCCCGGAACGCCCCGCCGTTCCAGCCATATGCGGCACTCCTGGTTAAATTTCATTTTTCGCGGGTATAAAAAAACGATGGGGCGGGCAGTCCGGAAGACGTCAGGCCGCAGGGATTTGACCCGCCCCTCCCCTCTGGCAGTGGGAACTGGTTCTTACTTCAACCGTTCACGGGCCGTCTTCGCCTTATGACACGGCCAGCACAGGCTCTGCAGATTGCTGTCGGCATCAGTGCCGCCATGCGCTTTAGGGATGATGTGGTCAACGGTTTTCGCCTCACGCACCACACCGGCACGCAGACATAACTGACATAAACCTTTGTCACGCTTCAGCACACGCGCGCGGATAACATCCCACTTCGAACCGTAGCCGCGCTGATGACGGGATTGTCCTGGCTTGTATTGCTTCCAGCCTTCGCTTTTGTGGCTTTCGCAATAACCTGACGGGTCAGTGGTGGTATGGCGGCACCCGCGAACACTGCAGGCTTTTGGTGTGCGTGGTGGCATTATCCGTCCTTCGGTGATGTAGCTGCTTCTGTTGGGTTCATAGTTGAAATCCTGTTACGCCATAGCAATGTATCTGCCATCATAATGGCAATAAAAAAGCCCCGCGATTGCGGGGCTGATGGTTATATAAAATATTAGCCAATTAAGTCGTCAATTTTTTTCTGAATATAACCATCCAGCAAACGCCTTGAAACGTCAACTAATGTTCCAATGCTTGCATCTTTAAAGCCGGTCTTGAGAGAATTCCAAACCTCTTTATTCCTGAGAGCTTCAAGGAAGTCATGACCGCTTGAAGTTAATCGTAACGGTATAACGAACCATGATCCTCCATCAGCAGCCTCAGAGAAACCAAACCCATACTTGCCGTCTGTTCTAGCAATTAGTTGACGATCAGCCAATAAACGCATATGGAATAAAAATTCATCGGTGCTGTAGTCATACCCAGCCAGCTGCAGCTGCTTTATATCAGTATGCGGCTCTTCAGACGCCTCGAAAGCTTCCAAAAGACCTTTCAAATACTCGTGATCTATTTTCATAACATTCCCTTTTATGAATGAGGGAATAATTTAACATTAAACTAGGCACTTGATGAATACTTGGCGTAATGTCGCTAGTGGTCGAGTTGCAATACACCGTGATTCAGTAACTCTAAATAAGCGATGAGCCCGGCATAAACGGGGATAAACTCACAATCATCTTCGAATTCTAGGATTATTCCGGTTGCGATGGTGTATTGAGGCTGGCTATCTTCCTTCGCGAAGGATGCAAGGTCTTCAAACTGCTTAGCTGTAAGAACCACTGTCATACCTCTGTCGTTAAAAAGCCTCGCTATTGCGAGGCTTGGTTCGGAAGCTGATTATTACTTGGTGAAGTGTCTGATAGCCTTCTCAACTTTTTCGTCAGTGACCATACCGTCACAACGTGCGACGTTATAACTTATCCCGTCTAGTTCGTACTCCTCGATAGGCATAGTAAGCACGCCGCCCTTGTCACCCCTGAAGGTAACAATCTCCAGGTCGTCCTGGACAACAACATGATCAAACGCGTCACCCGGTAAAATAGCTATGACATTCTTTGGCATTTTTATCCCCTTTTTTTTGCGGAGGATTAAATTACCACATTCATTCACTTATGAACCAGATTCAGCTTCAAACCACAGTAGTGTGTCTTCCGACTCTTTGATAGCTTTCGTCGTTCTGGCTACCAGCCCGCTTTCAGATGTTACCCAGCTTAACTGGTTCACAAAGATTTGATACTTCAACGGATCCTCACCAACAAACTTAATCGCGTCTGCTGCAGCGGCGGTGTCATAGTTCAGTTTCGCCAGCAGGTTTAAGCGGATCTGCTATGCAGGTGTAACCGTGATTTTAGACATTGTTTATCCCCTGGTGGGTATATTTATTGTCTTATCCGCTTGTTGGGATATCCATTATCAAAGCCACTCTGCAAGGAATGGCTTTTATGATGGCAATAAAAACAGTCGTAGGAGGTTAGATTAAGTCTTCACGTTTTTCATATTCATCGATATGATAAAGATGCATAAACTTTTCATCATGCCCACCAAATATCTGTGTTATCGATTCGTCATCCCGGCCTTCAACAATTAAATGCTTTTCATGTGTTCCTGGCATAAATAACGCCTTTACAACATATTCTAAGTGGTGTTTGAACTGTACGTGAAGCTCTCTTGCATCCTCAAAAGGAATATTTTCGGTAAGTTCAAAATAACGAAATGCCATATCTACCTCCCGTATAATGAGAGCTCATCATTAATGAATTTTCTTGTCATGACAATGACAAATTATTTCAGGCTCCATTAGATATAGCTTTGTAATGAACTGGCACTTATCTCAACACAGCCCTTACCGCGCGCCAGATGCTCAATATCAAGCATCAGCAATGAGATGTTTAATCTGGATTCGCTCCAGAAGTAAGCACCACCCTGTCTACAGAGCCAGATGTGAAGGATGATGAGTAAAATTATCGCTATCATCGAAGGCATTGCGTCCTGATGTATTCCTGCAGGTAGTTAACCTGCGCGGTTATCCTGTCGATTCCACTTCGGAGACGGTAATAATTGAGTTCAGCATCTGCTGTAAGTCCTGGGCTTTCTCCATCGCCCATGCTGCTGGCTCCGGTCGTTGACTTTGCACAGGTGGCGGCGACTTGCAGGCGCTTACGCCCAGCAGAAACATCAGCACGGAGACTTTCGATAGTCGCGTTAGCATCAGCAAGCTCCTTTGTATATCTGGCGTCGAGTTCTGCTACATCACGTTGACGCTTCTGCATGTCAGCGATGATGGATGTGGCTTTATCGCGCTGCTCTTTGTAGGCGATGGCGTTATCACGGTAATGATTAACAGCCCATGACAGGCAGACGATGATGCAGATAATCAGAGCAGAGATAATCGCGGTGACTCTGCTCATACCTTAATCTCTCTGACCGTTCCGCCAGCCTCTTTGAATTTTGCAATCAGGCTGTCAGCCTTATGCTCGAACTGGCCATAACCAGCGCCCGGCAGTGAAGCCCAGATATTGCTGCAACGGTCGATAGCCTGACGAATATCACCGCGATCAATCATCGGTAAAGCGCCACGCTCCTTAATCTGCTGCAATGCCACAGCGTCCTGGCTTTTTGGAGAGAAGTCTTTCAGGCCAAGCTGCTTACGGTAGGCATCCCACCAACGGGAAAGAAGCTGGTAACGTCCGGCGGCTGTTGATTTGAGTTTTGGGTTTAGCGTGACAAGTTTGCGAGGGTGATCGGAGTAATCAGTGAACAGTTCGCCACCAACAATCACATCATAACCGTGGTTACGTGTCGGTTGTCGCCCGTTATCCGTTCCTTCTGACCATGCCACCATATCGAGGAAAGCTTTACGCTGGGAATTTAGTACCTGCATAAATTACTCCTTAGAGCCACCAAACTTATTACCGATTACTCTCATTGCAGCCCCACGAATAGCATCGACACCGATCAGCCCCACCCCACCACCAATGGCAACAGAAAGCGATTTAGGCCATCCGACATACTCAAGAGCGGATGCAAAAGTCAGCGTCAGAGCGCCACAGAGTAGAATTTCGAGTGTTTTTCGCTTCCAGCCACCACCACCGCCAAAATAGGCAATGCGCAAACCAGCCATAACAATCGACATAATCACTGCGCCCAGCGGTGTGTCTCCACGCCACCAGCTCTGGACCAACTCCAGCCAAGTATTTGGGTTATGAGGCATTTGTAGTTATCTCTCACCTCGCCGATACAAGAGGTGCAAATTGAGGGAGTACCACGAACCGCAAATCAGAAGCGGAAACGTAAAAGAAGCCGAGCCAATGGATAAGAGCTAGATAGACCAAGCCCAACGAATACCAAAGCCCAGAAACGACAAAACCCGCTCGACGGCGGGTTTAAGCTGTGTGGCGAAGTAACCACTCTTAACAGAGTACTGTATTTTTTGCGTACGCATTAGTATTTTTTGAAGTATTATCAACACCAATTGTTCAAAACCATTAAAAGGATGTTGTTATGACTGCATCAGCGACCCCCACTAATATCACTCATAAGTTTATTGTTCACATTATGAACAAGGAACAACAGGGGTTAGCCACCATTATTCCTTGTCCTTCAGAAAAACCTGTTCAGCAAGCATCAAAAGACCTCTCTAACGCACTTACTGAAAGGTACTCTGGGAGAGCAGGTAAAGGATATGGGAAATTTGAAGATGACCGCGATAGTTACCCTATGGGTAATATCGTTGATGATTATTTCGTAAATAAAACACATAGTTTTTATGATACTAGTATCCGAATGATCAATCATTTAAAAGCCAGAGCCGATGATGAATCAATGTCTACTGGTGGTTATGTAATAATTGCCCATAATGAGGTAAATGGAAATCATTATTTGATGGTTGCAATCCTAACATCAGCAGTTGGCTCTTCAGTCCACGATTTTGAAATTCAAGAAAGTGAATATCTAGACATTGCTAAACTTCGAGTAGCGGGACGAATTGACTTAACTGGGCGCCAGAATGGCAAAGAGAGATATATTAGCTTTCTAAAGGGGCAAAATTCAGTAGCAGGTTATTTCAAAAAGTTTTTAGGTTGCAACGATATTCTAATTGCCAAACAAGAAACAACAAAATTACGGAATGCACTTTTAGAATTTGCTACTGAAAGAGGTTTTGAACCAGAGGCACGTGAAGAGTTCCTAAATAAGGCTCATGAAAAATTAAAAAATTTAAATCGTTCTGGTGAAACTTTCGACACTCAAATTTTTGCAAACGAGATATGGCCAACTGCTCCTGAGTTGTTAGTTGAAAAGTTAACCAATGACGATCTGGAGTTCTCTGATGGGTTCGTGCCTGATGGCAACGTTATACGTGGGCTTGTTAGTTTCAAAGGAAAGTCCAAACATTGGTCTCTGAAATTCGAGCGTGCGGCCTTGCATGATGGCAGCGTTCTTTATGATTCAGAAAACGATAAATTGATACTTACCGAGATTCCGGATACGCTAAGATCAGAGATCTTATCAGAATTAGGTGAAGAGGATGAGCAGTAACAATCAGAGAACCTTCAAAGACTTAGTGACTATTTACAAGGCCGCTACATTTGCAGGTACCCTATCTGAAGCATCACTCATTCTTTCAAACGAGGAGCTCTGTGACATCATCAACGATATCACAGAGAATCCCCATGATTTTGGCATCACCCTTGAATCTGGCAACATTGAGTTAGGCCAAACTATAACCTTACATATAACCCCCCCCAAATTACGATTGGGGCAGCTACATTTCTCTTTTAATGAGTATTTAAAAAATCCTAAAAATAGGATAAAGGAAGCCAGTAACTTCTTTATAATCGAACTTAATTATCACAACAGGGATAAAAAGTCGCCTGCTATTATATCCAAGTACAGAGATGTTTTGAGCTTAATTACTTTATTCAAAGATTGTTCTGCTTATTTAGATGAAACAAATTTTGAATTGGTATTCGTCGAATCCAACGTACTAAAAATTCCAGTAAATTATTCTAGCGATGATCTTATGAATGTTAATGGAGATCTGATTCATAATTTGATCGCAAACTTTGCAGAAGATACGCATAAAGATCAAAAACTTACTATTTTAGCAAGTAGTATAAAATCATCATGTGAATCTAAAACTAAAGAAACCTCTTTTTCCTTCATGTTAAGGGATTTAGGACAACTTTATGAAAGTTATCAAAAAGGATACAAAGTATTCGTTTCTGGTTTTTCTTACGAGAAAATACTGGATCAGTTACGAGTAGCCAAAATAGAAGAGATGGGGAAAATACATAAAGTATTCAGTGACATACAAAATCAGATATTAGGTATCCCCGTCGCAACAATTATCGTTGCGACTCAAATGAAGCAGGCTAATGGTTGGGATAGTCAAGCATTAATAAACACAGCTGTAGTGTTGGGTGCATTGTTCTTCACTATTATGATTCTATTTGTTCTATTTAATCAATGGCAAACTTTAACAGCAATAAATGATGAGTTAAATCATAAAAAACAACAAGCAGAATATAACTTCAAGGCTATTTACGAAGATATAAAGGATACATTTGATAGTTTAACCACAAGATTGCTTGTTCAGAAAGTTGTTTTTGCCTCATTAGGAATTATAGTTTTATGTGGCTTATATCTTACATTTAGATTCTACTTTTTACTTACGCCTTATGCTATTACATATTTATTTAGCTGACGGCCAATATGGCCGTCTAATAAATTACCCATGTATTATATATATAACTGCATCAATAAATCCCAATGCAGCTTGCAACTTTTTTCTTATAGTCCCATCAGAGCATTTTCTCTTCTTCGCAATAGTGCGTAATGAGATACCGATAACAAAGTGAGCAATTATCAGCTCATACTCTTCCGGCTTATATTTACGCAACCTAGCCACACAACTATCTATCATGATGCCTTCATCATCATCACACTGGAGACGTGACTTTTTACCGTGTGGTAAAAGTCCCTTGAAACCAGCCGCTATCGGCTGCCAGTCCACACCACTATTTTCTGCTGCAGCCCATGCTCCCCAGCGGTCCAATACTTCATACATATCACGCATCAACTTTCTCCACCAAATCAGGCCAGCACGCCAATTGCCAGCGCACGATCAATAAAACGAAATATCAGCTCCAACTGGGAGCCATACTTCTCTTCAAATACCACGGTATCCGCATGCAGCTCGTCGTGATGCTTTCTGCACAAAGGCAACACAAAAAGGTCATGCGCTTTTGTACCCATTCCACCCTGACCGTGACCTATCAGGTGGTGGGCATCATCAGCAGGCTTTCCACAACATGCGCACGGCTGCGTCTTAACCCAGCGCGTGTACTTTTCATTAACCCAGCGGCGACGTTTGGGGCGTAACATAAAAGACTCCGGCGACTCCGGATCCACTTTCAGCGCCAGCATCTTTTTCGCCTTATCCTGGATGATGCTGGTGGCAGGAACCGAAGGCACAAGGTCACTTTCCCGGGTGACAGACGGCACAACAGGCTTCGGTAATCTCAGTGCCTTACGGGCTGCACTTTCCGGTAAGGCATCCGCCAGGTCATTACGAATCAGCCACCAGCACAGTTCCGGCATTGTCACAACGTGACTGTCATCAAAACCGAGATCCCGACGCACAACAGACAACACCCAGCGGGCACAGTTATCCGTTGCCATTGATTCCAGCCGTTCCGTGAACTGATCGCGCAGCTGGTTATCGCAGTGCCAGCACAGACGGATTGCGCCCGGAGCGTGTCGCATTGTGGTAATGTTCTCGCTGTGCCAGTCGGAATGAGGCCACTGACAGCCCTTTTCACGAAGTAACCAGCTTTCAAGACATTCCACGCCACCAGCACGACGGATCACTGCCTCATTGCGGAACACGGCCCGAACGGCAGGATCATCCACCAGCGGTTGTGATGCCGCCGGAACGGCACCACTGGCGAAAGATGAATAACGTTCCGGCTCAGGCTCCAGCAGGACACGCCCCTGCATAAACAGGGGCATCAGCTCTGAACCTGGCCTGAACAATACGATCCCCATACGCGGGGCAATTTCAGAAGTCAGTAGTGCTCTCACGGTCACCTCAATGAACGGTATCGAGCAGCTTTAACAGCTCAGGGAATCGGGATTCGAAGAAATGCGGCTGCGTCTCGCGCGGATTTGCGGGACTGGTGATGTTCTTGCCGAACATGCAGCCTTTCGCTGTCAGCGACCAGAATTTTTTGATGTTGTTAATCGCGGTACGGCTGTATCGTTCGCGCTGCTCGACGATCCCCAGCTTCACCATCTGGTGATATGCCTGATTAGCCGTCAGGCGGATACCATACTGTTTCAGCAGTGCACTCAGCGACAGCGTGGGGCGACTTGAGCCATCAGGCGCGTCAGCAGGAGCATCAATGGCATAGCGCGGTGCCAGATTCGGTAAGCCAACAGCCTCCTGGAGTTTCTGACAGGCACCAAGCACTGATGAGTTAGACAGGTTTAATTCCCGGCGCATAAAGTCCAGCAGAATCACGCCAGCCTGCATCTTGTCAGCAGCCTGTCCGGATAATTTTTCAGGTGCGCTGGTTACCATGTCGAAAGTACGGATCACCTTCAGATGGAATGACGGGCTGATCCACATTGCATAGGCATACACCAGTTCTTTGCAGACATACGTCCCCTGGTTATTTCCGCCACGAATAACGTTAACTGGCTCTATATTGACCGAGTTGCAAATCTGCAACTCGCTTATTAAACGTTCAGTTTGCTCATTGCGGAGCCAGAATGCAGGCTTATGCTTATCCAGAGAACCGGCAGCCCTGTGCAGATCGTTCAGGCTGTAACGACCATAAGCATCACGACGAACTTCAATACCATCAATGACCATCAGATTATTCATTCTTCGTTTCTCCTCTTAATCAGGCGGCTGCACCCGCCGTTTTCTCGTACTTACTGATAGTGATCTCGACCTTCCCTTCCGGGATAACCGGTCCCCACTCCACCAGCATTCTTTTCACCTGACTGTCGTCTTCCCACACACCCGCGTGGGTCAGGGCGTCAAACAGCGCCTTGTTATAGTTGTCCAGATCGCGGATCCGGTTATCCGGAGGAAACAACACGATCTCCACTGAAGCAGGTGCCGACGTTGGTTTTGGCAGACGACGTAACTGCTCAACTATTGCTGCACACGCCGCGCTCTGGAATTTGCGCCCCGCCGCGCTTATCAGGCTCTTACCTGCAAACGCCCCTTTGTTGGGGTGTCGCCAGTACGTGTTCACGCTGGGCGGGAAAGGCAGGATCAGCTTCATACTTTCAGGCCCCTCTCATGTAACCAGTGGGCTGCACGCAGCCTGGCGTTTTCCTCACCGACAAGCAGTGAGCGGATAATCCCGACCGCCTCGCTGTCGTCGTCCTTCACCGCGGTATGAAGCGTGATGCCCAGGGCCACGCCACGCTTTATCGTGATGACGCCTTTTTTCTCCAGTGCGCGAAGATGTTCTACCGCTGCATTCACTGAACGGTATCCCAGCATGGTTGCCACCTCCTGATTGGTTGGCGGGAAGCCACGTTCTTTCTGATAAGAAATCAGCATATCCAGCACCTGCTGCTGGCATTGAGTTAACGTCGTCATGCCACCATCTCCCTGACCAGTTTTTCTGCCTGCTGGCGAACCTGCGCCAGAAAGGCCTCACCACATGCCTCAAGTTCATCGCGCCCGATGTAGCTGATTGCCGGTCCCTTCCAGGTCTTGTCGAAAACAGCAATAGCACCAGCGAAGAAAGCTCCTGTCGGCACCTGCTTCTCATCCTTCGGGATAAACCAGGCTGGCAGTTCAAAACCAATACGCCCGCGAATAAAAGCAATATGGTCTGCATCTTCCGGCCACCAAACTTCGCTGGTGGCAGCTTTGATCAGGAAAACATAGCGCCCGCCTTTATCACGCATAGCACTGGCATGTTTCATGATGTAACGCATGCCGGTGATGTATTGCCCCTCATGCTGACTGGCGCGGCTGTACGGGGGATTACCAAAGGCAGCACCTTTAAGCTCCACAAGACGTTCTGACCAGTCATGCGCCAGCGCGTTGTCTTCCGCAGTGTAATAAGCGGCACATTTGGCGTTATCACCATCAGTGAACAGATCCAGAACAAACGGGCCAAACAGGGTGTTAATTCCCCAGAAAATGTTGTCCGGCGTGCGCCACTGATCGCCCACTTCCTTCAGTTCATGGGCTGGTTTGTTCCGCAGCTCCACCAGCGCCTGGCAATATTTATTACTCATTAAGCCCCCACGTAATTCCCTGACAGATACCACTCTTCACCCGATGCAGCGCGCTTGCTGCTTTTCCGTAAGCACCGCTCTCGATGCGCCAGAAAATTGTTTCGTTCTGGCTGGGAGTGGCTTTCACGGAATGCCTCCATCCACACCGTTGCAGCTCGACGGAATAAGCCCCTGGACTCCAGTTCTTCAGCCTGGCGGGTCAGGCACAAAATCACCCGGGGGTCGTTAGTGCCGACATAGAAATTGCGCACAGGTCTGGTTTCACGAACTGGTTGTGGTTCCGGCTCCTGCGCTCTCTCAGTCAGGCGCGGGAAATGTCTGCGTGTATCCCCTTCACAACGGTGAGCCACACGCCCACTCTGACGTAACTTGCTTGCTGACTGCAGAACGCGCTGCCGTGAGTAACCAGCAAAAGCATCAGCAATGTCTCCGGAAGTACACCCCGGATGGGCTTCAATGAATTTCTGAACGTCATTTAACAGACTCATGATCACCCCCTGAATCCTGCTGGGATCTGGCTGTAGTCCACGTTGTCGTAACTGGCTTTGAAGTACGGGTCTTCACGTTTTTCGGTGTACGTGCTGACGGACGGCGATAAGCGCAGGGAAAGCTCACCCCATTTTTCCCGCAACTTCGACGGGCTGAGCACGTTACGGCACCAGAACGGATCGCGGCTGACGCGGCTGTACATCTCGCAGATTTGTTTGTGAGTACGACCATCCTGCACACACATCAGGCGAATTTCATTTGCCCAGGCTGTCCAGTTAGGTTCTTTGGGACGAACCACCTCGCCGTCACATTCGGCGGCCTGCTCGTACAGGGCGATGATTTTTTTCCAGAGCCACTGTGCGCAGGTCAAATCATCCTGCGTTCCCCACTGGCGCTTTTTAGGGCTGAATACAACCGCATCAGGATGGCGAGTTAAAAAATCCTGTTCAGCCGTCTGCGTGTCCGGTTGCGAAGCGTCCGGACGAGAAGGTTTTTTATCTGACGGATCATGTTTTGATTTTACTGACGGATCCCCGCCAGATTCTGACGGGTGAAAACCCGCTTTTTTGCCAGATTTCGACGCATCAAATTTTGACGGGTCAGATTTTGATGCGTCAGATTTTGACGGGTCAGAATCTGACAGTTGAGAAAATGCCGCTGCCTGAAGCTTCGCAACGTTAAGCTGATAAACATTCGACGCATTGCGGTTACCCTGGCGACGCGCCTTACGCGTTAACCAGCCTTCTGCTTCCAGCCGTGCGATAGCCGTTCTGACGGTACTCATCCCCGCGCCAATCTGACGGGCAATGGTTTCAATTGATGGCCAGCACACACCTTCGTCATTACTGAAATCAGCCAGGCGGGCCATAATTGCCACGCTGGATAACTTCATGCCTGATGCAGCGCAACCATCCCATACATAGCCGGTTAATTTAGTGCTCATGACCGACCTCTATTTCCCTGAATTTACGACGAAACTGTTCGAGCGGACTGAAGCATTCATGCTCATAACCTTCGCGGAGGTAGATAACCCGTTGTGTTTCCGGTTCCCAACGAATGACTCTGACGGGCACTCCGTAGTGATCTTTGAACCAGCGGTTAACTTGTCGCAAAGGACTGTCTCCTTCTGCCGGTTGAAATCACCCACAGCCCACTCTGCAAAGCTGTGGGTTACAATTTCCCTGTCACCTGGTACATTCACTGCATAGCAATATTCCACCTTCGCTTTTCCACCCGGTACAGGAAGCGCAATCAGTTGCGAGCGACGGTAGTGTGTTGTTAAACTGTTCATGCGTTAGTTTCTCCACAACCAGAAGCAATCGACGCCACGACGCCCGGAGCTGCACACTCGCGGGCGTCATTACTTTCTGAAATGCAAAAAATTTTGTAGACAAGTGCTGCATGCTCCTGCAGCTTCGAAATTGAGAGATACAGCTCGTCGTTAATTGCTGTCTTCTCATGCGGTTCCACTACACCGTCTTCGATTGCTGAACGAATCTGTTTTGAATAACTGCCGATCTGTTCAATGACTTCCAGCAGACGCTGGTTAATATCGGCGTTGTCCACATCCTCGACGTCAGGAAGAGACACAAAGACGCCATTTGCAGACTGCGCCACAGCGTCAGCAATGAAGTGAGTTCCACCAGCACGTTGCAAAATCATTGCCCATCCCAGCGGGAAAATCTGATCGCCATCGGCACGAAGGCGGTTAAATAATGCGTTCTCTGTTACATCCAGCCAGTCAGCTGCTTCAGCGTAACCCCCCGGCAACGCTGCGATAGTTTTTCTGACAGCTTTCACGTACCACTCAGGCTGTTTTTCTACTTTCCAGTGATGCTTACCCACGGTTCACCTCCTGTTCCTGTGGTTTAAACCCATTCTGGTTTTGGCTAGATTGAAAACGTGCCGGATAAAGAATCTGCATTTCGCTGATTTCACCCTTAAAAAAATTGGCTAAACGTTCTGCAAGCTCGATAGATGGAATCTGCTCCAGCCTCTCAATACGACTCAACGTCGCTGGATTGACTTGAACACCCGCAGCAACATGCTACAAAGTGAAACAATGCGCCTTACGCACATTTCGTAATGGTGATTGCATATATCCTCCAAATATTGCGCGTTATGCATGTTATTTCACGCAAGCATTTTGCGCAAGTTGATTTGCTTATTACGCAATAAAGAAATGTAATAAACGCATGAACATAGGAAACCGAGTCAGACAACTTCGCCAAGCGAAGAACATGAAAATCGCCGATCTCGCTGAAGCAATAGGAGTAGATGCGGCGAACATCTCGCGCTTAGAAACGGGTAAGCAGAAACAATTTACCGAACAAACACTGAGTAATATTGCCAAGAGCTTAGGTGTTGATATTGCTGATCTCTTTACCTCTGCCCTCAAAAGTAATACTGTATATAAAAACAGTAATAATGAGGATGTTGCGCAGGTGAAGGATGTGTTCCGTATTGAAATGCTGGATATCAGTGCCAGTGCGGGAAATGGCCTTATCCAGGGCGGTGATGTCATTGATGTGATTCATGCCATCGAATACAGAACTGATAATGCTGTATCAATGTTCGGCGGACGACCAGCCAATCACATCAAAGTTATCAACGTTCGTGGGGACAGTATGTGTCCAACCATTGAGCCAGGAGATCTCATCTTCGTCGATGTCAGCATCAATCAGTTTGATGGTGATGGTATATATGTCTTTGGTTTTGATGACAAAATATACGTTAAAAGACTTCAAATGATTCCTGACAAACTGCTGGTGATTTCTGATAACCAGATTTACCGTGAATGGGGAATTACTAGCGAAAACGAACACCGATTCATGGTCTTTGGAAAGGTCTTAATCAGTCAGTCGCAAACCCTTAAGAGACATAATTAACCTCAATATCCCATCCATCGGCCACCGAAAGGTGGCTTTTTATCACCCATAATTTTGCATATCTCGCAAAATGCTACTTGCATATTTCGCAATTTAATTTTATCTTTTGTTCCAGACCAACTACAGGATTACAACAAAATCTGGTTGCAACACGGTGCATGGTGCATGTGTCGTAAGCGGTCAGTAAATGTCAAAAACGAACAGGCAGGACGCCCACGAAGTAGCCGCCTGGGGCATATGAAGTCCAGGATGATTCGTTGAGTCATGTTGTGCCACTAGGCACTCATGTTAAAGCAGGTGTATGAAATGAAAGTCCAGATTTTAAACAATAACTGTGAAGTCGTTTGGTCATACGACATAGCCGCCCCTGTAGATCAGAGCGGCGATAGCTGGACCAATGGGAAACATCAGATTATGGCTGGAGTTGTGTTCTCTTTACGCCGTGCTTTGGAACAGGCTGAAGTATTTCCATCAGACCCTGAATGGAAATGGCCTTTTTCTATTTGTCCAAATTCGGAGAGCACATTTCAGAAAATTGGTCAGAAAGTCGCACTCGAAGAGCATCAGCCAACTGTTTCCTGATTTTTTCAGGTAACTCGTCGGCATCGCAGAAACAACAACGCTCGATCATGTTGAAAGCCGATTCGTAGAACTGTTTCTGCTGAGTGTCGCTGAGACAGGAAAAGAGCGACGTTACGATGATTTTATTAATTGCATTATCAAGTTCTTTTTCATCAAAAGTCATTTGATTTTCCTTTTATGTATACGGGCTTAAAAGGATACCACCGAGCCTGAAGTGGTGAAAAGACAGGCACATAACAGCTAAGTATTTTCAACCAAAGAGAATCCTTAGCGTTGTGGTGAATGCGGCTCAGCGCACGCGGGTTAAGGTTGAGGCTGACAGTCGACCTTCTGTGGATACCCACCCGTCTGGTGTGCAACCTTCGCCAGGCACCGGGAGGCACCCGGCACCACAACTTTATGCTGTGTGTAGTCCTGGCGGTACCAGTTTGTACCCTTGCTTCCGGCTGGTACCGTCCTTTTTACAAAACAGAGAAGAGCATCACCGGACGACGGGCTCATAACCCAATCCATCCGGGCGGCTGCCACCGCAGGTGTTCTTCTCTGTTTTGTGGAGAAACTAATCGGCCTTGCAGGGTCGATATGATGAGGAGCAGCAAAATGGCTAGCGAACGCAGTACTGATGTGCAGGCATTTATCGGGGAGCTGGACGGCGGCGTATTTGAAACCAAAATCGGCGCAGTTCTCAGTGAAGTCGCTTCCGGTGTGATGAACACGAAAACCAAAGGTAAGGTCTCACTCAACCTGGAAATCGAACCATTTGATGAGAACCGTGTGAAAATCAAACACAAACTCTCATATGTTCGCCCGACTAACCGCGGGAAAATTTCCGAAGAAGACACCACCGAAACGCCGATGTATGTCAATCGCGGTGGTCGCCTGACTATTCTGCAGGAAGACCAGGGACAATTACTGACTCTTGCCGGTGAACCTGACGGAAAACTCCGCGCAGCAGGTCATTAATATCGTTCTTAATTAACTGATTATTTATCTCATCACTGAATATCTTTATATAGTGAGGACTTATTATGTCTCAGAACTTAGACGCAACCGCAATTAATCAAATCCATGCCCTTATTTCTGCTCAGGGTGTTAATGAAATTATCAGTAAGATTGGTGCCGATGCTGTGGCATTGCCTGAGAATTTCCGCATTCATGATCTGGAAAAATTTAATTTAAATCGCTTCCGTTTCCGTGGTGCGCTTTCCACTGCCAGCATCGATGACTTTACCCGTTATTCTAAAGATCTTGCAGATGAAGGCACCCGCTGCTTTATCGATGCTGATAATATGCGTGCTGTCAGTGTGCTTAACCTGGGTACTATTGATGAACCAGGTCACGCAGATAACACCGCCACACTCAAACTGAAAAAGACAGCACCGTTCTCTGCTCTGTTGTCTGTTAACGGCGAGCGTAACTCCCAGAAGTCACTGGCAGAATGGATTGAAGACTGGGCCGACTATCTTGTGGGCTTTGATGCTAATGGTGACGCTATTCAGGCAACAAAAGCGGCTGCGGCTGTCCGTAAAATCACGATTGAAGCAAACCAGACCGCTGATTTTGAAGATAATGACTTCAGCGGCAAACGCTCCCTGATGGAGTCTGTCGAAGCGAAGACCAAAGACATTATGCCAGTGGCATTTGAATTTAAATGCGTTCCGTTTGAAGGTCTGAAAGAACGTCCGTTTAAATTACGCCTCAGTATTATCACTGGCGATCGTCCTGTACTGGTTCTGCGCATTATTCAGCTGGAGGCGGTGCAGGAAGAAATGGCTAACGAATTTCGTGATCTGCTTGTTGAGAAATTCAAGGACAGCAAAGTAGAAACCTTTATTGGTACTTTCACCGCCTGATTTCATTACTGCAAATGCCCCTGCGGGGGCATTTATGGAAACGTAATTTACTCAATAATCGCCGGATGGTGAGGGATTCTTTTTACCAGAATTCAGCGCGGTGCAGCGCATATACGTGGAGAACAAAATGTCATTTATTAAAACTTTTTCCGGGAAGCATTTTTATTATGACAGGATAAATAAAGACGACATCGATATTAACGATATCGCGGTTTCCCTTTCAAATATCTGTCGCTTTGCCGGTCATCTTTCGCACTTCTACAGCGTCGCCCAACATGCGGTTCTTTGCAGCCAGCTGGTGCCGCAGGAATTTGCTTTTGAAGCGTTAATGCATGATGCAACGGAAGCGTATTGCCAGGACATTCCCGCACCACTGAAACGCCTTCTTCCTGACTATAAACAAATGGAAGAAAAAATAGACGCCGTAATCCGTGAGAAATACGGGTTACCCCCAGTTATGAGTACGCCCGTGAAATATGCCGATCTCATCATGCTGGCAACCGAACGCCGCGATCTCGGGCTTGATGATGGCTCTTTCTGGCCTGTACTGGAAGGTATCCCGGCAACAGAGATGTTCAACGTGATTCCACTGGCACCGGGCCATGCCTACGGGATGTTTATGGAACGCTTTAACGAGTTATCGGAGTTACGCAAATGCGCATGAATGTTTTCGAAATGGAAGGGTTTCTTCGTGGGAGATGTGTACCGCGAGATCTGAAAGTAAATGAAACAGATGCTGAATACCTGGTGCGTAAATTCGATGCGCTTGAAGCTAAATGTGCAGCACAGGAAAACAAAGTAATACCAGTGTCAACTGAACTGCCACCAGCAAATGAAAGTGTTTTGTTATTCGATGCTAACGGAGAAGGCTGGCTAATTGGCTGGCGTTCTCTCTGGTACACCTGGGGACAAAAAGAAACCGGAGAATGGCAGTGGACATTTCAGGTCGGGGACCTTGAAAACGTCAATATCACTCACTGGGCAGTAATGCCAAAAGCACCGGAGGCTGGAGCATAATGACCACTTTTACCGACAAAGAACTGATTAAAGAAATTAAAGAGCGTATCAGCAGCCTTGACGTGCGAGACGATATTGAGCGCCGTGCTTATGAAATCGCACTCCTATCTCTGGAAGTAGAACCAGATGAACGCGAAGCTTATGAATTATTCATGGAAAAGCGTTTCGGTGACTTAGTAGATCGTCGGAGAGCAAAAAACGGCGATAACGAATACATGGCATGGGATATGACTCTCGGTTGGATCGTCTGGCAGCAACGAGCTGGTATCCATTTTTCAACAATGTCACAGCAAGAGGTGAAATAATGGAGCCATACAGCCTCACACTCGATGAGGCCTGTCATTTTCTCAAGATATCCAGACCGACTGCCATTAACTGGATACGCACAGGGCGTCTTCAGGCAACACGCAAAGATCCCACTAAGAATAAATCTCCTTACCTCACAACACGACAAGCCTGCATTGCGGCTCTTCAGTCTCCGCTGCATACTGTCCAGGTGAGCGCGGGTGATGGCATAACAGAGGAAAGAAAATGTCACTCTTCCGCAGAGGTGAAATATGGTACGCCAGTTTCACATTGCCGAACGGTAAAAGATTTAAACAGTCTCTTGGAACAAAGGACAAAAGGCAGGCGACAGAACTCCATGACAAGCTAAAGGCTGAAGCATGGCGGGTCAGCAAACTTGGTGAAATACCTGATATAACGTTCGAGGAAGCGTGTGTCAGGTGGCTTGAAGAGAAAGCATATAAAAAATCACTGGACGATGACAAAAGCCGGATCGGATTCTGGCTTCAACATTTCGCAGGAATGCAACTAAGAGACATTACTGAATCAAAAATTTATTCAGCAATGCAGAAAATGACGAACCGGCGTCATGAGGAAAACTGGAAACTCAGGGCAGAAGCATGCAGAAAAAAAGGGAAACCTGTTCCAGAATACACGCCAAAACCAGCGTCCGTTGCAACGAAGGCTACGCATCTTTCATTTATAAAGGCCCTACTAAGAGCCGCAGAGCGTGAATGGAAAATGCTGGATAAGGCACCAATTATTAAAGTGCCTCAACCAAAGAATAAACGGATCCGCTGGCTGGAGCCCCATGAAGCACAAAGGCTGATTGATGAATGTCCGGAGCCATTAAAGTCTGTTGTTGAATTTGCACTGGCAACAGGCTTAAGACGCTCGAACATCATCAACCTTGAATGGCAACAAATAGATATGCAGCGCCGGGTGGCATGGATAAACCCGGAAGAGAGTAAATCAAACCGCGCAATCGGCGTTGCGCTGAATGATACTGCATGTCGCGTTTTGAAAAAACAAATCGGGAATCATCACCGTTGGGTATTTGTGTACAAGGAAAGCTGTACCAAACCAGACGGAACGAAAGCGCCAACAGTAAGGAAGATGCGGTATGACGCAAACACAGCCTGGAAAGCGGCGCTGAGACGAGCTGGTATTGATGATTTCAGATTTCACGACTTGAGACACACCTGGGCAAGTTGGCTGGTTCAAGCCGGAGTCCCGTTGTCAGTGTTACAGGAAATGGGAGGCTGGGAGTCTATCGAAATGGTTCGTCGATATGCTCACCTCGCACCTAATCACCTTACCGAACACGCACGGCAAATAGACTCGATTCTGAACCCATCGGTCCCAAATTTGTCCCAGTCAAAAAATAAGGAAGGTACTAATGATGTGTAACTTATTGATTTAAATGGTGCCGATAATAGGAGTCGAACCTACGACCTTCGCATTACGAATGCGCTGCTCTACCAACTGAGCTATATCGGCCCTGAAAGGACATGTTCACGAACGTGAATCACGGTAGACAAGGTTAAAACTAACCGGGCGATGCGTCAATGGCCTTGTGAATCAAATGGCTACTTTTGCATCACCCGGTTTTATTTACGCACGAATGGTGTAATCACCAATGCCGATCCACTTGTAAGTGGTCAGTGCTTCCAGGCCCATCGGGCCACGCGCGTGGAGTTTTTGTGTGCTTACCGCCACTTCCGCTCCCAGACCAAACTGGCCGCCGTCGGTAAAACGCGTAGAGGCGTTAACGTAAACAGCGGACGAATCCACTTCGTTAACAAAACGCTGGGCGTTGCGCATATCGCGGGTCAGGATCGCATCGGAGTGTTGCGTGCCGTGTTCACGAATATGGGCGATGGCATCGTCAAGATCGCTGACGATTTTGACGTTCAAATCTAATGACAGAAACTCATCGTCATACTCTTCGGCTTTAACCGCCACCACCTTCGCGGGGCCTGTCTGCAACTGCGCCAGCGCAGCAGCATCTGCGTGTAACGTCACGCCGCTTTCCGCCATTTGCTTGCTTAATGCGGGCAGGAAGCTATCGGCGATGTTTTTATTTACCAGCAAGGTTTCTACCGTATTACATGTGCTCGGTCGCTGAGTTTTCGCGTTGACGATCACTTTTAATGCTTCAGCGATCTCTGCGCTTTCATCAACGTAAATATGGCATACGCCTATACCACCAGTGATCACCGGAATTGTCGACTGTTCGCGGCACAGTTTATGCAAACCAGCCCCGCCGCGCGGGATCAGCATGTCGATGTATTTATCCATACGCAGCATTTCACTGACCAGCGCACGGTCAGGATTATCAATCGCCTGCACGGCACCCGCCGGTAAATCGCAGGATTTCAGGGCGTCCTGAATCACCGCTACCGTTGCAGCGTTAGTGCGACAGGTTTCTTTGCCGCCGCGCAGGATCACTGCGTTACCTGTTTTCAGGCACAGCGAAGCGACATCAACCGTCACGTTCGGGCGCGCTTCATAAATCACGCCAATAACCCCCAGCGGTACGCGACGACGCTCCAGACGCAGGCCACTGTCCAGTACGCCGCCATCGATTACCCGCCCCACCGGATCGGCGAGATTGCACACCTGGCGCACATCGTCGGCAATGCCTTTCAGCCGTGCGGGCGTCAGTGCCAGACGGTCAAGCATCGCTTCGCTAAGGCCATTGGCACGCGCGTCAGCAACATCCTGGGCGTTAGCGTTGAGGATGATTTCGCTTTGTGCTTCCAGTTCATCGGCGATTTTTTCCAGCACACGATTTTTTTCGCGGCTGGAGAGTTGCGCTAATTTATAAGAGGCTTGCTTCGCGGCAATGCCCATTTGTTCCAGCAT